CCCCTGGCTAAAAGGTCATGTACGTTATCAATCATGTCCACCTTTAACCCTTTTGCTATAGGATGCATTCGGATGTGGTAATCTTTATATACTTGGTTTCTTAACGCTCCTTCTGCACTGTCTATAGTCATCATATCAATAGGCTTGTTATATTTATTCCGTATTCCATCCAACCACGCTTTATATTCTTCCGACAAGTCACTGGGTGCTTTCTTCTCAACCCTACCTGCAGGTGAATAATAGTATGTGTCCAATAATATAACTTTCTTCTTAACAGTTAAAGCAAATGCACCATGAGTGGTGGCGGACACTTGGTGACCTGTATCAGTGGAAATATCTATAAGTACAATTGGGTCATCATCTGGTAATTCTAACAACGGCTTAAACAAATTCATATTATATACATTAGTACCAAGACCAACTGGTTCTCCCAGATACAAATACCGGTAATAATCGTAATCATTGGCCTTAATTCTTTTTATGTCTGCAAGCATCTGGGGAGTAATGAATCCCAACCTATCATCCAGATATGTGCTTGTATGTACCAAATATCCATCTTCCCCTACTAAACTATCGGACCATTCATTTATCCAGCTGTAGGGGTTCCTAGGTGGATTATACGACCAAAAGAAAAGAACGTTATCGGCTGAGGGATGTTTCTGCCTCATGAATGTTACATTGGTCTGGTCGAACTCCTCTGAATCATCAAATTCGGCGGCTTCTTCATACCATACAGCGATTATGTTGCCAATATCGTTAGACTTCAATTTTTGGAAATCATCCTGTCCATAAAAGAAGAAAGATGACCCTGTGCCCCTATGAGTTATTTTGAAGGGGGAAACAGTAGGTCTGAATTGGTCCAACATCCCAAACTTATCCAAAGCCCATTGAATTTTTAGGAATACAGAATCACGCAGGGTATTGGCTACTTTACGAATTACAACGATGTTTGCCTTTTCCCCTCTGGATATGAATTGTAACAACTTATATACCAATAACATGGATATGACAGATGATTTAAAAGAGTTTCTACCACCTCTTAATATGTTATAAGGTTTTTTTGTAGTCCATACAGATTGAAAATGGGGATTAACTTCTTTTTGTATATTGATACAAACTTCTTTTCTACTCATCCTTACCACTCCAGGTATCTACAATATGAATCACTGGAGGAATATCTTGTTCCTTCTCTTTTTTAACCTTTTCTGTTTCGGCAAGTATCTTCTCTGTTTCTGCTTTCAACTTCTGGATCAGTAAGCTGTTCTTTTCCTTATTGGGCAAATCAAAGAACTTCGCCAGCTTGTCCAATGCACGCATCTTATCTGCTAACTTTATAGATACACCGTCTTTGCCTGATCTGACTTCGGTGATAATAGTTCCATCCACTTGAGCGGCTTCCTTAAAATTAACATAATTAACTTTCTTGTATAATATGTTTCCATCTCCATCACTCATTGGACGTCCATTTGAATCCTTCATAGGAACTAACTTTTGACCAAAATCAATAAAATCGGTTATATCAGCAAAAGCAATATCAATATATTTTTGTAAGATGGTCTGAGTGTCCAATTTTAGTCTATTAGATTGTTCATTTCTAAAAAAGTCTAAGGTTCGTCGTATCTTAGGATTTCTTAGACTATGATGTCCTTGCACGGATGCTATGTTATAACTACATTCATAAGCCTTTTGATAGGCTTTAGTTGCATTGTAATATTTTAGATAGTATAAACAGAATAGCTTTTGTTTATCCGTTAATTTATCAGGGAGATCTTTTAATTTTGGATTTGGTTTATATTCTGGAAGATGTAGCGGGCGATTATTCTTTTTAGTTCGTTTATACTTATTCTTATGTTTGGTTCGTTTCATAGTATTCATAATGCATTCACGCTCCACCTCCTAAGAGAATATGTATCCCATTTACATTTTGTTGTTCCATCATACCCTCTAAACAATCCATATTGTATATCTTGTTTAAATCCAACATTTATCCCCGCCAATCATTCTGTCCCTGGATATATATTTAATTGCATTTGTGTAATCTCCCTTTTTGCCTGATATCCCATTCCGTCTTCTAACTCTTTTCGTTTAACTTCTCTTTCCAAATACCATATAGCTTTTTTAAGGTCAGCTGTGTAATCTCCCTTTTTGCCTGCCCTGGATATATATTTAATTGCATTGCCTAAATGATAATTGAACTTTTTATCTTCTATGTAGTCTATTACTTCTATGTTTCCATCTGTATAATGGCTTGGAGAATTTATAATGTCATTCATAATCTCACCTAACTTTCTGGCCTTTTATCCGGAAGTTACAAAAGTCATGGCCACACTCTTTTTTTAGGAGAATGCGGCCATGTATAAAAAAAAAGGAGGTTGAAATGAGACCAAATAAAATTTAACGGTATTTAATAGAGGAATCAGGGTTGATGATTAGATTTATTGCGTTGTGGGGA